AACAACACAGTTCCGATAATACATATTAGTCACAGCATAAGGTCGCAGAGACTGTGTGTATTCTGAACTCGGTGAAAAAGGTGTCGCCCGGACCTTGAGTTTTCTAAGCAAGGTGAAGAAAGGTTCGAAAGGTCCATGAGAGAAGACGCACTAATTGGCGGACGAGAATTGCACTAATTGCCTGAAAAACAACAAACAGCACGCGACGCTCACGGACAAATATTGAACAATGCGTAAAAAAATGGAATCTCGTTTCATTTTTGATTTTTAGCTTTTTAGCCAATTAGTGCGTTTCGAAACTAATAGTTCTTGATAAGTAGCTCCTTGAAGACAGTGGATTTGGGATTCTTCATATTAATGCCTTGCTGCCTAACCACCGGAATGAGTTCATACTGATTGAACATTTCACGGGATCTATCACAATCATCAATTGACAACAGCCATCTGGCTGCGAGTCCCTCGAGACGCTCTGCGAAGAGTTGGTGGTCAAAGGATCCGAATCCGTAGTAGCGGTCACCCTTGAAGTAAGGTGGATCCAGATAGAAGAAGTTCGCAGGACCATCGTATTTATCAAAAATAACTTCATAGCTCAAGTTTTCAACGATGGTGCGGTCCAACCTCGTGTGAACTCGCTTTATTAACTCCACCATGTTGTAATGGGATGCGAAACCAGCGCCTCCACTCTTGCGGGATGTACCAAAGGTTTCCCCTTTGGATCCAAAGCTGCGTTTGATTAGATAGAGGAACCTGGCTGCTCTCTGGATCTCAGTAATACCTGGGGAATTGATTAGCTGATAAAACAACTCTCTGCTGGATATCATTAACTCGAACTCAGAAGCTAAAGCTTCCGGATGATACTTGACAATCCGGAAGAGATTGACAAGGTCACCATTCAAATCGTTGTAGACTTCGGTGGATCCCCACCGGTTCTTGTAGAAAAGAACCCAAGCGCCACCACCAAAGGGCTCGATATAGCAGTTTAGCTTTTCGGGGATTAGCCTAGCAATCGTTTTGCGTAGGCGAGACTTGCCTCCTATCCAGGATATCAGCGATAGGGAGAGATTATGTTCAGCGACATGAGAAATGCAGACCAGATAGAAATATCCTTCGAAGATTTTAGAAACGAAAATGGCTCGTGCTACTGGTGGGCCAATGATGTAATGGTCATGCTGGGATATGAAGATCCAACAAAATTTAATAGAACAATCACTCGTGCTGTAAAAGCCATGCAGAACATGAGCATTGATCCTTTTGAAAATATCAACAAAGCAATAAACCCAACAACGGGACATGAAGATAAAAAGCTTAGTCGGTTCGCTTGCTTCTTGATAGTTATGAATGCTGATGCTGGTCTTCCAGAAGTAGCCAAAGCCCAGGTGTACTTCGCCCAAATGACCCAACAGTTTGAAACATTTCTAGAAAATAACGAGGATGTTGCACGTCTCGCATATCGTGAAGAATTGGCTCAAAGTTATAAATCATTATCAACTACAGCGAAGAAAGCAGGATTGGAAAATTACGCATACTTCACAAACGCTGGATATCTTGGATTGTATAATATGTACAACTACCAGCTCGCAAAAAAGCGTGGTTTGAAGACCAATAAAGAATTGTTTGATCGCATGGGGCGAACAGAACTGGCGGCGAATATTTTCCGTCAGGCCATGACTGAGGAAAAAATCAAAACCGACAAGGTTACTGGCCAGAAGAATCTTGAAGCTGCTCACCGGAAGGTTGCCTCAAAGGTCAGGAGAATGGTAAAAGAGAATACAGGGAAAAATCCTGAAGATCTTCCAGTTGAACGCCTGCTGCCTGAAGTGAAAAAAGTGATCAAGAGTGGGCAACGGCAGCTGAAGAAACTAGATGAGTGATTCCTATCAGCGCAGTCCCAGCCAGTTCGATTCAACTTTCCATTATTTGATCTATCTGCTTCAGTAAAGACTGGATCTCATCCAGGGTCTCCTGGAAGTGCTCTCGCAGGAACCTGGCGTTCATCTGGGGGATTTTCATGCTATGCATTGAGAGCATAGCCTCATACAGCTCAGCGTGAAGCAGGTCCAGCTCTTCGCGTGAGAGATCCTCAAGTCGTGGATTTTTCAATTCAGATTCCAACCACTAAACCGGCTTGAACACCGAATGGTGGCGTGGAGAAGGTGAAAGAGAATGCTTGAAAGAATGTACCCTCAACCGTTGTGATCAACCCAATTGTAAGATTCGGAGAAGTCACCTTGCCTCTATCTGAGTTTACATAGTAATTCCCATCCGAAGTTAAAATCTCAAAGGGATCATAGTATTTAGCGTAATTGTTCTCAATTGACATGCCAACTCCACCTATGGCTACAACTCTATCACTTAAGGCATAGCAAGACCCCAGATGGAATGTGGTTAATGTTGAGATCTCTTCCTTTTTTGAATCTCCGAGCGTGACCCCCGCCCATGTCTCAGATTTATCATAATAGTCATCACCACCCCTAATCCCATCCCAGGGGACGGTAAAATCAGCATATATACCGAACTTCTTGTCAGGTTGAAAATTGAACCACGACATGAAGACCCCCAAATGTGGCAGTGAGAGACCCATGCCCAATCCCCCTGAGAGTCCTGATTTCACTGGCTTCTTGAGTTGTGGTTGGGATGCCTGATCACTCCCTGGATTAATCCACACTCTTGAATCCATGTAATGAATAGAGTCAATGCTTTTATACGATATATACTCTGTATCTAAAGAATGCCCATACCCAAGAATCACACCGTTAATCAATGAGCTATGGACAACTCCAACCTTCAAGGATTGATCCTTCATGTATAAAGAATCTGGAGTTTCTGCGACTAGCTCGCCTGCCTGGAAAATGAAAAATATAGATAAGATGATATTACGCATAATCCCCCCTCAGGGTTTAGCTACGTTTTACATAAACAATTAAGTAAGTGCAATCCCCAGAGCGGTCAATGCTAGAGGTATACCAGCTAGTATTAGACTGATTATGATGATGGCAGGTATTGCAGCTATTGCCCATGTGACCATAAGAAACACAGCTTTTGAAAATGGGATCTTAATATCCGTCAGGGTAACAGGCGTGATGCTGGAGTGATTGTTGCCCTCAGCTCCATTGTCTGAGAAGTTGTACCCACAGTCACAATACTTTGCATCCAGAGGTCTCTGGGCTTTGCAGGCAGGACACGATTTAAATCGTCCAGTCTGACTTGCGTTTACAATTGCATCAAATGAAGATTTCATATTCCCTCCTAAATGTTATAGAATACATAGGCAGTATCTAATTAGATTGTAGACATACCTAATATTTTAGCCTTTGACTAAATCTAGGCGCAGAACAAACCAAACTGCATAAATAAAAGATGTCATTTACTTGGCACCTTCTAATCCCAATACGCTGCCTCCAGGACGGCGGCGAGGGCTTGCTTTACTATTTTCAATATCCTGGTCAATTTTTTTTATCTCATCCTTGAGTTTGAGCTTCTCCGCCTCGAGTTGGGTGACCCTGGCTATCAGACCCTTCGCCCCTTTATCCTTAACGTACAGGTTTATAAGCTTTTCAATATATGGGGGTATTGGCGCTGCGCCTCTTTCGTATTTGGAGAACGTCCCTTGCTGGACGCCGAGTTCTTCGGAGAACTCAACCTGTGTGAGTCCCAGTCCTATGCGTATATTCTTTAATTCTAAATTAATCATACTGATTATAAAATATTGCAATAATCATATTGACTATTATATTCCTATCATATGGAAGCAAACTATTTTAAACCATCCCTCCTGAATTCTCATGATTCATTGGATATGCTAAGCGCCCTGGAGTGTTTTAATGTCTAAGAAAATATCATCGTCGCTACTCACCGGTAATAAGCGAAAAGACCGTGAGCAGTTACGCGTTTTGCTGGTGAAAAACAACACCACCCCCACGGAGATTGCGGCGGCACTGGGTATAAGCTCCCAGGCGGTCAGTCGCGTCATCCACAGGCACGACAATAGTCGCCGGGTATTTGAATATCTGGAAAGTCTACCGGTCCAGGTGGTGAGCTGATGATAAAAGCCTGGTTGTTCAATTTCAGGAAGCTCATTTCTTTTATGCGTAGATCTCATGGTGTAAAGATTGAGATACGCGCTACTTCTGTCAAGCTTAAAACCAGACCAAAAATATATAAGATTAGTCATAATCATCAACTCCTGATGGATTGTGGCGGTGATAGTTGTCTGGAGACCATTAAAATCAAAAAGCTGCTCTTGGATCTCGGGCTATCCCAAACCCAACTCAGTGAGCTGATGGGTTTGAGCCGTGAATCCGTCAACCAGGCTGTCAGTAGGCGTCGCCCAGGAACACATATTCTGGATAAGATCTACTCGCTTGGGCTGAAGGCAGGATTGATCGATGCCTAAGCTTTTATTACTCATCCCAGATCTTCGATCTGCGCTTGGGCTGGAAGGCGTCAGGATCAGCAGTGACGACCATTGCGGACCAGCCCATATTCCTTTTGATATTCATTCTGACAAGGTAAAACAATGGAATTAATGTACAAATTAATAGCCACGATTGGGCTTGGATTATTAGGGCTAGAGTGGTGGTTATTTCTCTTCCTACCAGGATATCGTGATATCTACCCCAAAACGTGGCACCAATACCTAGAAGTCCAAGCTGTGTTAGCAGTATTCGCTGCCATAGGTGGAATCTTTCTGGTCTGGTAGTATCGGAACTCATTTATGAAAACTCCTCTGCATACGATGGCCACAGTAAATTCTTCACTGCCCCGGTTTAATCGGCGCCTGATGGCCGGGGCTCCCTCCATTATTTCTTCAACTCTAATCTATCACGGTGCGGCTGCGCCCTCAATGACTAATTCAGGAATTCAATAGTTATGAATGTTGATCAAACACTCTTCGGACTGGACCTGTCACGCTCAGAAGTGATCATGGCCAAGGCGCTCACTAAAGCCATTCGCTCTTGCCCTTATAGCAGAGACCAGGTCGCTGATATGCTCACGCTTATGCTGGGCCGCAAGATCACCGTTCATGTCCTAAACAACATCACCAGTACCACCAAACCCCATCATGCAGACTGGAATCTGGTCAAGGGACTCTGTGCTATCACCGGTGACCCTAATCCTATTAAGATCATGATTGCGGGGCTCGGTCACCAGCTGGTGAAAAAAGAGGACGTCCCCATCTTTGAGATGCACAAGCTCATGCTGGAGCGGAAGCGCATCGATGAGCAAATGGAGGCCCTGGAAGGTCAAATCAATCATGGATCGAAATGAATCCACTCCCCAAGCATGCAGACGATCTGCTGAGGATCCTGGATCTCTGTCTTGGGGATCTGTCCAGAGATTGGTCGGTGTCGGATGTGTCCAAAGCACTGGAGTTATCCATGGCTAAGACCAGCCGGACACTGAATGCCATCGCTGAGCATGGTTACCTGGAAAAGACCGTGGGGAATACCTATCGAGTGGGCAGGCGGATACTGGTGATTTCCCGGGCGGCTGAGATGGCCAACAATTTAAGTATTCAAAGAATAGAACGTGATGCCATGGCATCCCTACAAACAGGAGAATGAAAATGAAGGAAAAAATGAACGGACCAAGGCTCAGCGGCCTTGCCGAGCAAGCCGACCAGGAAGAGCTGATAATTAACGAGGCAACAGAGGCCTGCATGAAGGCGCTATCTCAGCGCAATCTTACTGTGGGACAGATCACGCAGGTAACGTTCCAGGTGAGGCGACGTATAGACTTAGCTAAGTACGATTATTCAAGTCCTGAAGCGACGCCACTAGAGCCTCAAGAAGCTTCTGCATCTTAACTAACGTGGATTCAATGTTCATCAGACTGTACTCAATTTTCTTAAGATCACTCATGGGAACCTCCGTGAAGTGGTTGGTGGGGTTCCGGCATGATCGGTGTCGGATCCCCCAATTATTAATGACACCCAATATAGATCATTCCAAAGGATTATAAAAATGAGCACGCAAGAAACCGATATGTTGATGAAAAAAGCTGAAATCGAGATCGACCATGAGCTTGAAATCCGGGACAAGGCCACCGAAATCATGGCTGAAAGACAACGTCCGTTGATTGACTTTGGGCGGAAAGTTGGGGCCGTTGGCGCCTTCGGAATGATGAAGGCTTTTGCAGAACTGATGGAAATACAATCACTTAAGGCCGCACAAGATGCCTTTAATAGTGCTAGAGTTGGTGCCGACGGCACCATGATTGACGGTTGCAAGAGTTTTTCCGCCTATTGTGATCATCATGGGATTAGCAGGCATCAGGCATCAATGAGCGTTCGTCTGCTGGAATCACATGGAGAAGATTTCATACGTAATGCGTCCATCATTGGACTGGTTCGCAACGATTACCGGGCACTTATGGCGCTACCCTCTGGTGATCAATCCGATCTGATTCAAGCCATTACAGCCATCGATATCCAATCCGTTGAACAAGCTCGTGAAGTCAAGGAACAGTTCCGTGGTGCCTTGGAAATCTTCCAGGAGAAACTGACTGAGAAGGATGAACTCCTGCGCATCAAATCTGAGACCAATGAATCACTGGGCCAAAAGGTTGAGAAGCTCCAGAATGAGAAGGAGAAACGACAAGAGGTAGAAGAGGAGCTGGCCCTGGTCACTTCAGAGCGTGACCTCTATCGCAGCGGTGACCGTCCTAGTCATAACATTAATGAAGTAACCAAGGATCTTGAAGAAGCCAAGGGCCGCTTTACCAGCGCTCTCAGTATTACTCGTGGCCTTAAACCTGATAATCATGAATCACTCTCTGCCATCCGGATGATTTACTCCTGGTTAGAAGATGAGCTGCGCTTTGCTGCCCGTGTTACTGAGAGCCATGCACAGGAATTGGATCAGGAATAGTATCCATGCCACGTAAAACCACCATAGACGCGCGTATTCTGGCTGAGTGTCAGCAGGCTATTGATGTTGCCAAGCATGGCGAGAAGTCGCCCATCGTGGCCAAGTATGCCAAGCTGTTGGATATCTCTGATGCTCAGCTGCGCAGACATCTTCGTGATGCGTTTGGTTCTTCACGGAAAAAGCGCTCTGACAAGGGTGTGGCGAAAGTCGATCGTGCTGCCTATCAGGTTGTAGCGAAGATCATTTTGAAGGCTATTGATGATGATCTCATGCGCCGTCTTTCCACGGCTGAAGCCATTCGCATTGCTGAAGAGAAAGATCTGATTGAATCGGGTTCTATGTCAGCTGGTACCTTCAATCGATTGGCCCGTGAAGACCAAGCCCTGAAGAATGTCCGTGAGACAGTCCGCTGGCAAGCCGAGTATCCCAACCAGGTGTGGCAGATAGATACCTCAGGATCTGAATACCTCAAGGTGGATGGATACGACCCAACGCTAAAAGATTTTCTCATATCAGTACGCCCTGCCGGTGAAGCTCGCCCCTATAAGAACAAACCTGAGAATGAAGTTAGGAACCGCCTGTGGATCGCCGGTATTGTGGATGATTACAGCCGCCTCACTTATGCCCAGTACTTTGTGGCTGCCGGGGAGAATGCTGCCGATGTAATTGAGATTCTCAAGCAGGCTTTGGTGAAGAAAGCTGAAAATCCGCTTCAGGGGAAACCTGAAGTCATCCTTTCTGATGCTGGTCCATTTATTCACCAATTGGGGAAGACCTTTTGCGAATCCCTGGGGATTGAGTTGAAGAACGGAACCCCAGGCGAGCATGGCTATACATCAAAGGTTGAAAGATTCTTTAACACCTATTGGCGTCGTGAGATCAAGCGCCTCCTGGATCCCGACCTGACTGTCCCACTTTCAGAGATCAATCGCTGGTTGATGAACGAGCTGCAGCTAATCAATGAGATGAAGCACCCCAATATTCCCACTGGTGACCGGATCCAGAACTGGCAGAAGATCAATTTCCAGGGTGGTATAGTGGAAGTGCTACCTGAGACGCTGGTCAATACAGCCTTCAAGCAGGTTGTGAGAACCGTCAGGGATAATATGGTCATATCATTCAATAATGTTGAATACAAGATCCCGCGTCCCGCTGCGCCTGGTATGAAAGTCCGTGTCATGGAATCTGGTGATACCGGTGAAGTGGCAGTTGAAATCCTTGGCTCGGGCCAGATCCTACAAGCGAAACTCTACCAGGGTCCACACGCCTATGGTGATTTCAAAGGTATTCCCAAAACGAACAAAGAAAAGCTCAGTGAGGCAGCTGCAGATATTCAGATATCACAGCGCCTGCCTGATGATCACAAGATTTCAGATACCGTTCCCTTTGTGGGGAAGGGAGCCACAGCCACGCCCCAGACTCATTTCAAAAAGAAGACCGGTTACTACGAGTCCTGGGAAGAAGCTGAAGACGATCTGATCCGCATCTTGAACCGACCCATCACTGATTTGGCTGATGAAGATGTCCAGGGTTTAAAACTCATGGTCGAGCAGGGATTCAGTATCAGAGACTTCCAGGAAGTTGTCCGCAAGGTCAAGACTGCCCTGGATTCAAGTGACAATCAATGGAAAAAAGTAAGCGAATAAAGGAGAGTAGCATGGAGACACTCGCATTAGGTGTAAATCAATCCACACAGAACGGGCTGCAAGGATATACCCTCGAGTTTGCAGCTGAGCTGGCCAGCAGACTGGTTGAGGAGATCGAGCCATTTGTCCATTCAGTGGTCATTGCAGGATCCATTCGTAGACGCAGGCCGGTTGTCAAGGATATCGACCTGGTGGTGATTGCTGATGATCGTATGAAGCTGTATCAATATCTGGTTTCAAAGGGTTACAAAATGACGACCAACGTACATGAAGCCGAACATTACTGGCGCTTCATCTACTACGGTGTTTCTGTTGATCTGTTCTGGGCAACGACTGAAACTCTGCCAGCTATCCTGCTGATTCGAACGGGACCAAAGCACCACAACATCCACCTGGTCAATCGTGCGAAGCAACTGGGGAAGCGTTTTGCGACCAGTATCGGGATCTACACCAAGGATGGTGAGCTGATCCAGACTGATGATGAAGCCGCTATCTATCGAACACTGGGGATGGTCTATCGCAGGGCTTCTGAACGTGACCAAATAGGTAAAAGAGATTATTAAAAAACCCGGCAACAGAGGATAGCTGGTCACCGGGTCTTAAGTATAACAGGAGATTATAATGAACGAAGCACGCGATACATATCGAATTTTTAAACACTTTGGGTTGTCGGGGAACCCCTTCTTAGGCCAGCAAGGTGTCATGAGCACCCAGGATGTCCAGGATATTGGCAGGGCCATGGATGATTGCGTTGACAAAAACGGCTGGTTGGCTGTGATTGGTGATGCTGGCTCTGGAAAGTCCACAGCCATAGGACACGCCTTGAAGCGTAAGGGCGTAGCAGTTGCGAAACCCATAACCCCTGGTAAAGCAAACCTCAAGATACATCACATCATGGATGCCATCGTGATGGATCTCAGTGATGAGAATGTCCGCATGAGCCATGAGTCCAGAGCGCGCCAGGTGAATAGGATCCTCGGTGAGGTTGTGATTGGTAAAAAGAGAAAGGTTTGTCTGGTCGTAGAAGAAGCTCACCTGCTCAATCCGTTGACATATAAGGGTATCAAGTCCCTGCGTGAGATGGAGTATATGGGCAAATGGCCCCTGATATCTGTGGTGATGATCGGACATCAATCCCTGGAATCTAAGATCAATCGTTCGAGAGAAGTTTCACTCAGAGTTGAAACCTATCAAATGAATCTCCTTTCAGATTCTGAGGCGAGACACTGGGTTACATCCAGGGCACCAGAGTTATTCCGTGAAGATACAATTGAATTGATGACCAACGCCTCATCGAACATTCTTGAGTTGAGCCAGGCTGCTTCTATGGCCATGCGCAATGCGTATCTCGCGGGGAGGATGCAGGTATTCCCTGAAGACCTCAGGGGCTTATTCATGACTCTTAAAGAGAAAATGCACGCCGCTGGATTGACCTATATGGATTTAGCCAAGATAACTGGTAAGGGTAAAACAACTATCCAGGGTGCTGTTACTGGTGATGCTCGTACCGCTGTAGCCACCAGCCAAGAGGTATCCTCAATTATCAATAATGCTTTAAATGAAAAGCTCACTGGCCGTAGCCTAGCGGTGAACGAGTAAAATGAACAATCCTAGTGCAGGATCGCGTGTGAACGTCTACAAGGTAGCGCTGCTTTCCCCCGGCGGCGCTTACCGAGTAGATGCTCACGTGGTTTCTACCAGCAAGAAACGCGCTCTTGGCATCGTAGAAGAACTAATCAAGATCAGCGAGATCTACAAAGGTGCCACTGTTGGATCCATCACCAGCTTGATTTCAATAATAGACACTGAAGCCTTTATGACAAAAGGAGAATCAGCATGATGACCAGGTATGGAGATTTGAATACAGCCTGGATGAGAGTTCTCTATCGGCTCTGGACTGCCAGACGTGACAATGAACGTTTTAACCTGAATCAGATGTCGCCTGAGGGCGCCTGGATATCAGGGGGCTGGGTGCCAAACTATGCTATATGCTCTCCGTTAATTGGCGGGAGCGAGGGAACGCGCAGGGCAAGAGACCTGTACTTGCTACACGATATTCCAGTAGTCAACAAGCCTCATTATTATGACCTCTTTGGGAAGAATAAGCGAGCCGATATCTATCTCCTGGACTGTGATCCTGCGCTTATCGATTTCCATCAGATCGTGAAAGAGCGGAGCGAGTATCGGTTTCCCCTCCATTTAATTGAAGCAACCAAAGCCGAGATCGCCCCTGTGGCACTGGTGACAGATCCCCAGGAAGAATTGTTTAACAATGTAATCAAGGAGAATAAGAATGTCGTTACTCAAGAATGGGAACTGGATTGACCCTAAAGGCAATGCCATCCCCAAGAATGTCATTGCCATGGATATCAGGAAAGAAGACATCCTGGCCGAGCGGGTGCTTAAGCGTGCCAGCAAGCTTCAGAACAAGATTGCCCAGGAGAAGGAGATCATTGAAAAGATGGTTCTGGATCACCTCTCAGCTGTGGCTGAAAAGTATGGTGAAGACTGGAAGGGCAATGCCACTATCCGTGATTTCTCCAATACGGTAAAGATCACAGTCAACATCTCTGAGCGTATCACCTTTGGTCCCAAACTGCAGATAGCCAAGCAGAAGATTGATACTCTCCTGGTGAAGTGGTCAGCTGATGCCAATCCCAATATCAGAGCAATCATGACAGATGCTTTTGATACTGATAATCCAGGCAAGGTGAATGCTCACAAGATCCTCCGTCTTCGCACTTTAACGATCAAGGATAAGGAATGGCAGGAAGCCATGGATCTGATTGATGAGTCGCTCACCGTCACTGGATCCAAGCGTTATATCCGTATCGACGCCAAGCCTGATCGTGACCAGAATGCTGAATTTGAAGCCCTTTCACTGAATTGGAGTAAGCTCTAATGGCTAAGAGACGGCATAAGGGTAAAGTGAAACATTGTTATCGCGCCGCTTCGAACAAACAGGAGCAGTGTCAGAACTGCTCTCAATTTGTCTTTCGGAAGATGGAAACTGTGCATGGAACCACTCAAGGATACCGTTGCCTGGTTATGGGTGTAGAGCCATCGGTTCACTTCCGGGTCAAGCCCAACCACGTTTGCAATCTCTTCCCTGAGATAAATATGCCCACGGTGGATGAGAAGCGGGTGAGCCGTTTGATCCACACCTCAGTACAGGATTGTAAAGATTCCTTAAATTTCGAATCTGATCTAGGTGTTCTGGATGCTGTACTCATCCAGGCAGTTGAACTGGGCCACAAAACCAGGGCCAAGGTTGTGGCTGCACGAATCAAGAAAATACAGAAAGCAGGTTGATCATGGTCGCATGGTATTGGATTCCAGTCGCATTATTCTTTGGAGTATTAATCGGAATGGTTGTGATGGGCATTTGTGCAGCAGCCGGGATCTCCAGTCGGGAAGAGGAACAAATCATTCTCAATGATGGTAATCGGATTCAGGACCTGGAGCTCAGAGGATGATTGACGAACTCGGTCCTTCCGTGGCAGTATCGGAAGTCGTTGAAGCGAAGATCAGTCTGTATAATAAGCTGTATCTACTGCATGCCAAGATACGTGCCAGGCTTTCCACCCTCATTCATTACAAGGATCAGGAGACCCATCTGGGAAGGAAGATCCGTTCGCAGCTGATTTACCCCTTGATGGGTTGCCAGCGAAAAACTGAGCAGGCACTAGAGAAGCTGAACCGCGAAAAACGTCCTCTGACAACTGGCTGGAGTCAGTTGACGGGGAAGCGAATTGATATCCTTGAAAAAGAGTTTGATGATCTTTGTAGGAGAGCCAGCCGGAGGATGCACGGGGAATGATCACGGATCTGCAAATAGCAAAAACTCTAAGTATCCCTGAGGGCGTTGTGGGAGCTATCCGTGCCAAGCGCTGGAGCGTGCTGAGAGGCTTTGCCCAGAAGAAGTGGAATGAGGATGGCTTTGCCGCACAGAAGCGTTGGAGCGGGGCGGTGGATCGCATCCTGGCCAGATACACTGAGCTCTTCGGTCATGAGCCATTCAAGTCAAGCTCACAAGCCTGGGTCATCCAGGAAGGTCGTAAGTCCATAGCCATCTGGATTGATCGTGCTGGTGGCCCAGCTCCTCTCATCAAAGACATGGAAGCCGCCAAGCTGAATGGTGATAAACCACGAACCATCAACTGGTTCATCTTCAGGGCTGATGGCCATGCTTGTCGCTGGGAAATGCTGTGGCTGGATCTCATGAATCAGCGAGCTGAGGAAGAAAAGCGTAAGGAGCTGGATTGGCGCCCTGATGAGAATACTCCTGAAGGGATTAAAAATTTTATTGAAAGTGCAGCCACTCCAGTAACGCCTACGTGGGTAGCCAATGCAAAAGCGCGTTTGAAGGTATTATCGAAGTTTATCCAGTCTGGAGATGCCAACCCTGATATGCGCCGTGAGTGGCATGAGATCAAAGACAGGCTCAAGGATCATGGTTATTTGGAGGAGAATGAAACATGATAACTAAGAGAGCGGTCGTAAGCAGCGGGTTATCTCTGACTCCGCCTCCCCCAAAGCATACACCCATCGGTCATGTTGTCGGGGGTATTCTCTTATGTGGCAAGTGTCTCTCTCCGGCCCATCTGAAGGTGTGGTGGAAAATCTTTGGGATACGGAAATGCATCAACCCAGAATGCGGATGTGAATTTTAACATGGCTCTCCCCAGTAAATCAGAGCAAGGCAAGGGATCCGGTGATCGGGACGGCTTGGATCGTCCACTTTATGGCAAACACCTGGATAAGATTGTTGGTGTGAAGTGTCCGAAGTGCAAAAAGAAAGAAGTGAAAGGACGGTGTGATTGTGACAAAAATGAAGCCATTGGCTGATCCACTCAGAGTTAGGACTCACACGTTTATGGATTTCGGCCATGGAGGATATTCGCATCAGAAGATTAGTGGATGTGGGAAGGTTGGTATCACGGTGTTTGCTGAGACTCGAAAATCCAAACCGATTACTACACTACGTCATGGCGATCTACCTGGACAAGAATTCTCAACACTGAAGGACCTGCGGAAAGCTATTGAGGCTCACAACGAAGAGAGGTCGGAGCCAGTAGATTGCTATAAATGCAGACATGTGGTTGCACCAGATTACTCCAGGCAAGAACCTTTTTGTAGTTGGGATCATAGAGATACCAATCCACCTACATGTGATCAATTCATCGAAGAGTGAAAGGAAGAGCGAATATGGAAGCAGTAAAAACAGATATTAAAAGTGAAAGATTTGCCGTTCAGATCCAGAGTACTTTGGACTATTCGATATTCTCGCATGTGAAGGGAAATCGTAGTCTCAATGAACCCCACGTTAGACGCCTGATTGAATCCATGAGTAAGCAGTATCTGGTTAGTCCCATCCTGGTGAATGAAAAATTCGAAGTCATTGATGGTCGTCACCGCCTAGCTGCAGTCGAGCGCCTTAAGCTTGCGGTGAGATATATAATTGTTCCAGGCTATGGGCTGGAAGAGATCCAGCTGCTCAATACCAATCTAAAGAATTGGACCGTGGCTGATTTTGCTGAAGCGTATGTAGCTCTGGATATCCATTCTTACATACTATATCAGAAGTTTAAAAAGAGCTACGAATTCAATCACTCCGTTGCTCTGCTATTATTGTCTGGATCTGCTCTGCGGGATAAGGCTGTATTCCAGCAGTTCCGTGATGGGCTGTTTGAGATAGAGAGCTATCAAGATGCCGATTCCAAGGCGGAGATTCTGTTTGAACTTGAGCCTTATCTCGACTTCTTCAAATCTCGCAATTTTGTACTAGCATACATGAAGGCACTTTCATCCGAAGGTTTCAAACATGAAGAATTCGTCAAGCGGCTGGTTCGTGGTAAGAGGCTCCCCAAATGCATGACAGCCCGTGAATACCTGAGAGAAATAGAGGAAGTCTACAATTTTGGTATTTTTGATAGAAATCGAATCCGCCTATAAACAATTGCCTTGAAATAAGCATGCAACGAAACCTCCAACAGAATAAACGCATCTGGACTGCCAAAGCGAGAGCCGGGCTGAATGAAAATCAGTTCCGGCTTATGGTGTTGGAGGCCACTGCTGGTGTGAGCCGTTCCACCAGGGATCTCTCGTTTGTGCAAGCTGAGATCCTGATCAAGGTTTTGCAGCGCATGCCCCGGAAGCATGTTCGCAAATCAACATCCAAGTACGCCAGCCAGGGCATGCGGGATCATCTGATCAGACTGGGACATGAGTATCCCTGGAAGACTGCAGGTGCCTTCTCCACCTTCCTGTCCACTCGATTCAATATTGAGATCCTCGAGACAAAGATTGATCGTAAGCAGTGCAATGCTGCCATAGAAGCATTGAAGCAAATGACTGCGAGAGCATCCCGTGTCTAAAACACCATCCCCATATATCGCCATTCGCAATGAGAAGATCCGCAAGGATTTTGATACTGTTTGCAAAGCTCATCCTGACTGGACGGTGAAACAGATCTGCGCTCACATCCAGCGTGTCACCTGGATCCACCTGTCACCCAAGACCATTGAGAATGTGTGTTATCCATCCAATATAGATTTAATCCCACCATCAGACTCCACCCAGGAGACCCTCTTTAAGCCATAACCCCCATCACTGACAGCTGCCCCATTATGGGGACAGACTGTTGGTTATCACTTGTTTTCGTGAAACTTATATAGCGTGAAAAGAGATTCTACATATCACGCACTTATTATCGGGACTGCCATCCTGCGCGGTCTATCCCCAGCCCTAGTCATGGCCATTGTGGAACAGGAGTCCTACTTCATGGATTACCTGTCTCGCTATGAAAAGAACTATCGCTGGTTGTATCAGCCTGGAGATGTCATGCCTAAGTATTCTATTCTGGATACTGAAACCATGTTTCAGAAAACATCCTGGGGCCTGATGCAGGTCATGGGCGCAGTGGCCAGGGAGTATGGATTCAGGGGTTGGGTCAAAGACCTGTTAGACCCAGTACAAAACCTGCACCATGGTTGTACCCACCTGCTTACCCTTAAGTCAAAATCGAATGTGAAATCTCTACCTGATCTGATTGCTGCCTATAACGCAGGATCCCCACGACGCAAAGCTGGACGGTATGTGAACCAGCATTACGTGGATGCTGTGTTGGATAAAATTAAACACTGGGAGGTGACCCTTGGAATTCCTGCAAAATTTTGATCTGCTAAATGCATTGATGGCATTTGTCATCGTGTTGATCGGAATCTTTTTTGGCAACGCCTGGCGGATGGTTGGGAGTCAGGTTAAAGAATTGATCCTGAAATATCAGGACGCCATGGACGATGGCAATGTCTCTGACTCTGAATGGAAAGAGATTGCCAAGGAAGCGGTTGATGTTCTGGTCGCTTTTGTGTGGGCCGTCTTTCATATCGATCTTCGCAAGCGTTTCGGTATCAAGAAATAAGTATTCCCATGGTAATCTCAAATCTCATAGCCCTGGCGGGGTTCGTCCTCTCATTGATTGTTTATGTCATATCTATCATGATGGTCTTCAGTCGCCAGAAGAGCCAGAATGATCGGATTGAATCTGAGCTGAAACGCTTCACTGCTGCCCTCAAGGAAGTGGAAAGCGATCACGGCAAACTTCGGGATGAAGTGCACAAGGACTATATCACAGATGATAAGTATCGCAGGGATCTCCAGCGCTTATGGGATAGGATAGAGAAGCTTTCTGAAAATGTGAATGGCCTCAGCTTAACGCTGGAAAAAGCTCTGCGCAATTTTGCTGAGACACTTACTGCAGAACTAACAAAGATGAACATCCCCCGATGAACCATCAATTGCAAGAGATAGCCCATAAGTTCTATATCCGGGGGGCCTCCGTTCCTCAGATTGTTGAGCTGTTTGGTGGCCTGGTTGCCAGAGCCGCCGTGTATCGCTGGCGGAAGCGCTATGATTGGGATCGCGATCGCACTCTGACTGACGATAGCATTAAAGCCCTCAAGGCCGACTTCAATTCATTGACCTATCTGGTTACCAGGATGCGCAAGGATGGATCGGCCAGTGATCTGATAAATGCCCAAGATGAACTTGCCCAAGCTCGACGTGAACTGAAGGAGCAGGAGAACTATCTGGCCTCAGCTGATCAGGAGCTGGAAGCCTTTCTGTTTGAGAGCATGACCAGTGCGGAGCGGGAAGAGTACCTGGAGAAGGTTGCTCTCACCAGAGCCATCCAGGTAGGTAGCGGTGCCGTGGTGAATGCCTACGTGAACCTGAAGAAATCCAAGCGGGACATTCTCAAGGAAACAGTTTTGGTCTTTGATGATTTCTTTGAATACCTGGCAGAAGCGGATCCCGAATTTCTGACAGCAGTAACCAAACACCACTGGCGTCCCTTTGTTACTCACATCGTGACCAAGTATCGCAAGGCGGGTGTGGATATTAATTCTGATCGTCTCGATGAACTCACCCAAGGGATGGGCTCGTGACCTGGCATCAGAATGATATCAAACGCTTTCTTAAGGAAAGTGATGATCTGGCCAGGCGCTATATCGCTCAGGCTACTCCTGTTTTTCCAGATGATACTCCAGCCAAGCAGGAGCTTAGAAAAGCTCAGGCTGACACGGACTTCTATTTCTTTGCAAATCAATATTTCCCCCATTATGCCAGCAAGCCCTTTGGTAAGTTTCATCGCTGGATCCACGATGGTTGTGTGAATTTCGCAATTGACATCCTGGCATTCTACGGACCTCGTGAGCATGGTAAAACTGTTGAGCTCTTTATCCTTGAGATCTGGCTAGCCATTACTGGTAAAATTCATTTTGCACTAAACATATCTGAAACCCTGGGTCTGGCCAAGGAGCGCAATGGCTATATCCTCCTGGAGTTCGAAGCCAACCAACGCCTCATTCATGACTATGGAGAGCAGGTCGTTTCTGGGTATGCTGAGAAGGGTGACTTCGAGATTAAGAAGGGTGCCCGCTTCCTGGCGCTTGGCTATGGGATGCCGGTACGTGGTAAACTTTATAAGAACATGCGCCCAGACTGGGTGTGGATCGATGAGTTTGAGAAACGCAAGAACATCAAAAATTTTACCGCCAACCGCGAGAAGGTTGAGTGGGTTAAGGCTGAAGTGTATGGTGGTATCAATGAGACCGGCATAGGCAAGG